GCAGGACCTGCTGGACCACCTGCAGGCCGGCGGGGACGTGCTCGACGGCGACGCCCCGGGGGTGGCGTGGCACGAGCTCGTCGTGGAGGGCTGTGAGCCGGAGCCCACGCCGACGGTCGACCCGACACCGACCCCGACCGTCGAGCCGACGGTGGAGCCCACCACCGAGCCGGGCGACGAGACCCCGGCGCCGGGTGTGGGCGGCCAGCAGCTGCCGACCACCGGTGTGCCGGCGGCGGGGCTGGCGCTGGCCGGCGGGGTGGCGGCGGCGGTGGGTGGCGGCGCGTTGTGGCTGGCGCGGCGCCGCCGGACCACGTTCACGGCGTAGGCGGGAGGTGTTGACCATGGTTGACGACGAGACGATGCGCAAGCTGCGGGAGCTGCAGCTGTTGGCCGAGCAGAGGCGGCAGCAGGAGTTCAACCGTCAGGAGGCGGAACGCCTGGCCCGCGAGGAGGCGGAGCGCGCCGCGCGGGACAGATAGCACAGCGAAGCGGCCCCGGCTTTCCCCCCAGACGGGAGGCCGGGGCCGCTTCGCTGCCACCCACCCCCGCCGGAGCTGGGTCGTCCCGGGCGACGTCCAGTTCAACGATCCGGCGGGCGGCGGGTTACGGGCTTGTCGAACTGCTGCGCGATGGCCTCCTCCGTGTTCCCGTACACGATCACCACCTTGCCGGCGTAGCCGACCTCGTCGCCGTCGAACACGATCGGCTCTCCGGCCACGAGCCGGGTCACGTTCTCGCCGGATAGGCCGAGCAGCATCATGGGCCGGCCGTCCAGCTCACCGCTGGCCTCGATCATGACGTCTCCTTGCGGTGGCGGGCGACGTACCGCTCCAGCGCGCGGCGGACCACGTCCGGGACGGACTCCTTGCGCTCCGCGGCGGTGGCGAGCGCGGCCTGCCACAGCTCGTCAGAGATGCGGATGGAGCGGCGGGGCTCTCCGTAGGTGGGGTGGTTGGCCATGTCATCAGGGTACGCCGTTCTGTCGTGACAGCACATCCGCCGCCTGTCGTGACAGCTTTGACCGAAAGTATGAGGTGTCTCGCTTGCAGCTGTCATGACAGCTGTGTATAGTAGAGGCATAAGGGAAAACGGGAAGGGAGACAGGGAAATGGACCAGTACACCGCAGAGGCCACCGAGCAGAAGCTCTACGAGGACATGAAGTGGGCCGAGCAGCACGGCGGCCGCCGGATGCAGGAGACCACCCGCCGGGCCTACGACAAGCACCTCGCGAAGACCAAGCGCTGACCGACCGGGGAGGGGGCTCCGCGCGGAGCCTCCTCCCCCCTCATCCATTGGAAGCGACCATGACTGAACTAGAACTTGCCTGGCTGGCCGGGCTACTTGAAGGCGAGGGGTGCTTTAGCACGGATGTCAGCCGAGGCAGGAAACGCCCCATGATCGAGGTCAAGATGACCCACCGAGATGTAATCGAAAAGGCATCGAAACTGTTCGGCGGAACCGCCATCAGGACTCGCCGGCCCGCTAACGACAGATGCCAGGCGCAGTACACAACCCGCATCCGCTGTGGTACTGCAGTGGCAATGATGAAGCTGTTACTCCCCCACATGGGCCAACGCCGGGCGGCCCGAATCCGAGAATTGATCCTGCTAGATGAGCAAGGGGGATGATGATCTTGATGGACACCGGACACATCCACAGCCTGGCCGAGCAGATCCACCAGGCCGGCTTCGACACCGCGGCCGAGGTGGTGGCGGCCTTCCTGGCCAGCCCGGAGGCGGCCGGCGGCGCGGAGGGCTACCGCGACGGCATCGAGGACGCGCTGAACACCCTGGTCCGGCACGGCGCCACCGACCCCCGCTGACGACGAAGCGAGCGGCCGGGCGCCCACCAAACGCCCGGCCGCTCGACCACCATCCACCGTGTAAAGCTCTACCCCCGGCGGCGCCAGCCCGGCAGCGGGACCGCCCACAGAAGGTGCAGCGCCACGAACGCCAGCCCGAGCACCACCAGGTCCAGCTCGCCGAGCGTCACCCGGAAAAGGGCCAGCACGAAGCACAACAACGCCAACAGCGCGAACATCAGCCGCTCCTCTCCTGCTCCTGACCGGCGCGATGCTTCCGCCAGTACCTCAGCCCGAAGTGCACCCCGAGCCACCCGGCCAGCCCCGCGATCGCCAGCGCGGTGATCTCGCCGGGGACGTGCCGCACGATCAGGTCGGTCCACGGGTCGGTGTCCGGGTTGCCGTCGGCACTCGCCCAGATCTCCATCGCGAGCACGAACCCGGTCAGGACCAGGAACGCGGTACGCCAGATGGTCGAGGGCTTCACGGCCGGGTCGCCGCCTCTTCGACGTGCTCGACCACCTGCGCCACCGTGCGGCCCGACCACGACTTGCGCCGCGCCCACCACGCCGCGATGATCGGCGCTGCCGCCACCGCCACCGCCGTGATCGCCGCCTGCTGGCCGGGCGACAGGTCCAACCCGAACGACACCGCCAAGCTCAGCAGCGCCCCCACCACCGCGGTCACCGCAGCCCGGGACAGCAACGGCTCACCGTCGGCAGTGTCCAACTCCAGCAGCTCGCCGTGCGCGCCCTGAACAGTCCTGGTGTTCGCCTTGTGCGTCATGGTCATTCCTCCTGGTCTGGTACGCACACCAGCCATGTCTCCGGCGGCGTGAGTACGGTCCGTTCCTCCAGGTGCCACCCGTCGGGGCACGCCGGCCCCGACGGCCCAGTTGGCCCATCTGGGCCCGCGGGTCCTTCTGGGCCGGCCGGGCCCTGCTCGCCGTCGGCGCCGTCCTGGCCGGCCTGACCGTCGGCGCCCGGTACACCCTGCGAGCCGGTCGGCCCCTGCTCACCCGTCGCCCCGGCAGGGCCACCGGCACCCGCCGGGCCGGCCTCGCCGGGAGCTCCCGGGTTGCCCTCCGGGCCGGCCGGACCAGTCGGGCCGACCAGGCCCCGCGGTCCCGCAGGCCCCGCAGGCCCGGGCGGCCCGGGCTCGCCCTGCTCGCCAGCCATCACCTGCGGATCGCGGCGCACATCCTCAGCCGCCGGGGCCACCGGCGTCTGCCCCGACTCCACCGCCTGCTGCCGCTGCAAGTCCAGCGCCACCGCCAACGCGTCCCGCTGCGCGCGCATCTGCCCGAGCTCGTACGCGCCGAACGCCAGCACCAGCGCACCGACCAGCGCCACCGCCAGCCACGCCCACCGCCCGGCCACCGCCTGGAGCCGTGCCGTCAACCGCGTGCCGTGGACACCCACCTCAGCCACCACCCGCCTGCATCCACACCGAGATCACCAGCGCCAGGATCGGCATCACGACCGCGCTCCACAGCCAGCGGACCTGACCGCGGATGCGTTCCAGCTCCCGGTTGACGGCCTGCACCTGGTCTTCGCGGCGCTGCTGGTCGGAGGCGTACACCTCACGCAGCACGTAGGAGTCCATGCGCCGCATGATCTCGGTGAGGTCGGTGTGGACCTCGCGGGAGACGTGCTCCAGGCGCCGGGCCAGCTCGGCATTGGTGACCTCACCGTGCTCAGCGGCCACGTCGGGGCGGCATCAGGCGCCGGCCAGGGCTTCGCCGGCCGCCTCCAGCCGGTCCAGCACCTCCCGCGCAGCACCGTCGCCGGCCTCGGCCACCGCGGCGGCCAGCTGGTCGACCTGCGCCGGGGTGAGCTGCACCGCACCAGCCAGGCCGGTGACCAGCTCGCGGACGGCTGCGCGCTCGGCGGCTGCCTTGGCGAAACCGGCCTTGAGGTCGCCCCGCGCTCGGGCGACGTTGTCGTACAGGGCACGGATGGTCGAGTTGGCGGACCAGGTCGGGTTGCTGCTGGAGTCGCGCTTCGAGCCGTCGGCGGCCAGGTTCGGGGCGTCGATGCTGCCGTCTGCGCGGAACACCCGGTTGGCGTCCTTGTTGTCGATGGGCATGTCGTCCTCCTGCTCGGTGGGCATGCCGTCGGTGATCCAGGCGCGCAGCCGGGAGCCGGGGCACTCTGTGGACTGGCCGGGGACCTGCCCGTGGCCGCGGACGGTCAGTGTGCGGCCGGCGAGCCGGTTGGCTTCGTGGTACAGCCATCGGATGCTGGCGAGCGCGGCGTCCGACGGGGCGGTGTTGCCGCTGGTGCCGATCCAGCACACCCCGACCCAGGCGGTGTTCTGGTTGGCGGCGTGGGCGCCGATGGCCAGCCATCCGCCGGACCGGCCCTCGTAGACTTTGCCGGCCTGGTCCACCAGCCAGTTGTAGCCGATGTCCGACCAGCCGTTGTTGTCCATCTGGTGGTTCTGGATCTGCCGCACGGTCTGGCTGGTGGGGCCGGCGGTGTGGTGGATGGCGAACCCGGTCCGCTGCGGCCACGTGGTCTTGGCGATGCTGGACTTGGGTGCGCGGGCGCCCCACTGGGCGCGGGTGACGATGGTGGGCACGTTGCCTCCTACGGGGTGGGCAGGTCGTCGGAGTCGGCCAGGTAGCCGAAGTGGATGGTGATCAGATCCCCGGTGGTCCACGGGATGGGCGTGGAGTGCGTGACGGCGCCGTTGGATGCGTTGATGCTGAACCACAGACGTTCGACACCGCCGTCGGCGCGGAACTGCCCGACCACGTTGTTGCTGTTGCCGCCGGTGTCGAGGTCCCTGATCCTGCCCCAGGCGCAGCGGTGCGCCGCGCCGCCGGTGCCGTTGGACCCCATCACCGTCGTGTCCGGCGGGAACGGCACGGTGATCGTATACGTGCCGGAGCCGGCGTTCATGCTGGTCCCGAACGCGAACCGGGCGAACCCTTCGATCCAGTGCCCGGACCGCCACCAGTTCCCGGCCGCCGTCGACCCCGAGCCCAACGTCGGGTCGGTGGTGGTGGCACCCAGCACCGGCGTGTACGTCCCCTGAGTGTCCAGAATGTTGAGCCGGGCCGGGTCGACCAGCTGTCCGACTAGCAGGCGGTCATGCGACATGGGTCACCTCGGCAGCCCGGTCGGGTCTGCCGGGTAGGCAAACCGGACGGTGATCCGGTCCAGCTCCGCCCAGGTGAACGGCGACGAGTCCGACACCGACACGTTGCCGTTGGTGGGGACCATGTACACCACATTAGCCTGTGTGGCCTCGGCCGGCGGCTGCAGGAACACGTCCGAGTTGTTGGCGCTCGTAGAGTTGTCGCGGATCCGGCCAACTCCCAGGCACGTGCCGGCGCCGATCGTCCCCGAGCCGGCCACCACCGAGTAGTCGACCGGGTAGGGCAGGGAGATGCGGTACTGACCGGAGCCGGCGGAGATGTTGTCGCCGAAGAACCGGAACCGGGCCATGCCCCGGATCCAGTGGCCTTTGCGGGACCACATGCCAACCGCCTCGCCGTCGTCGCCGAGGTACGGGTCGGTGGTGCCGCCGTACAACCGCGGGCCGTACACCTCGTGCCGGTCCAGGTTCCCCATGAGCCGCGACGGCAGGGTGGCTACGTCACCGAACGCCTCGTGGGTCATCACGCCTCCATCGGGTAGGCGAAGTTGAGCCCGATCCGGTCGTTGTCCGCGACCGTAAACGGGGAGGTGCCGGACACGCCGGACCCGAGGCCCGGCTGCCGCATCTGCGCGTGGATGAGCCCGGTGACATCAAACTGTCTCAGCTGGACCGTGACGATGCGGGTGTTCGACCCGGCTGAGGAGTCCCGAATCCAGCCGTACCCCACGTTCAGCGAGGTGGAGTCGAACGGGTTGGCGTCGACCAGCGACAGGTCGGGCTGGAACGGCAGCGAGACGTGGAACACACCACCGCCGCCGGTGGCGATGCCCGTACCCGAGAACAGGAACCGGGCGAACACCTGCAGCCAGTGCCCGGAGCGCCACCAGGTGCCGTCGGCGGTGCCGGTCGAACCCAGGTTGGGTGTGCCGCCGGTGGCGGTCAGCACCGGCGTGTACGTGCCCTGCACGTCCAGCTCGTTGATCCGATCCGGGTCGACAGGCTGCCCCGGCAGGAACGGGTCATGCGCCATGCTGCACCGCCCTCATAGCGCGTACCGCAACGGGTCCACCAGCATCACCACCGTGCCCACCGGGTGCGCGGTCTGCACCCCGTTCACCCCACGCACGACCGTGAACTCCTGGATATCGCCCACCGGGGCGAGCGCGGCGGTCACCTGCATGATCTCGGACCCGAACCGGCCACCCAGCGCCGCGGGGAACATCTCTATGAGGAATGGGAAAAGCTCCGGGTTGTCGGTGGAGTTGACCCACGCGGTGGCGACCTCGAACGTGATCGTGGTCTGCGAGTCCGATATGGCGCCGGGTGCGGCGTGGCGGAACGTGTCCCCGAACGACGGCCCGTACCGGCCGGTGCTCAGCTGGCCGAGCTGCCAGACGGCGTCGGGAACGGTGTACAGGGACACGTCCCACGTGAACTGGGTGATCCGCTGCCGCCAGCCCTCAACCTGCACATCAATGCCCACATTGGGCAGCTGCGTAAACGAATGGTCGGCGGTCACCCGGTCGCCGATGCGGATGGCCTGCCACGTCGGGATCAGCACCTGCGCCGACGGCCGGTGCAACTCCACGGGAATCAGCGGCCACCGGTACCCATCATGGGTGCCCTGCCACACCTGCCAGCCGGCGATGTCCTGCAACAGGTTGTCCGTGTGGGTGTTGACCGGGTGGTCCCGGTCGGCCAGCCCGTCCGCGGCGATGGACGGCTCGTTGCGGGCGATCGCCGACGACCCGCCCTGCCGCGTCACCTCCACCTGGTTGGCCAACGGCAAGTCGTCATCCGTTGGCCGCGGTGTGCGGGCCATCTGGTCGGCGTCGATGTGCATCGCCACCGCCTGGTTGTAGCGGGCGGTGCGGGTCAGATAGCCCAACCCGGTGCCGATCTCATGCACCCGGCCGCCGTCGGTGTCCTCGATCTCCCGCAGCAGCTCGGGCAGCGTCCTGGGCAGCTGCGCCCCCATCGGCTCCGACTCGGCCGGGTTGCCCCGCACCACCGCCGGAATGCCGTTCTCCGCACAGATGCGAATGAACCGGTCGGCGGCGTGCTCACCATTCCAGCCGTCGATAGACGTGGTGGTAGCGGATGCGATGGACTGCTCCCCGATCAGGGATGCCAGCGAGAACCCGGGAAGCGGCCCGACCGCGATATGCCCCGCCGACCGGGAGTCCGGTGTGGCCGCCAGCGGCATGTACCCCACCGCCACCGGCCGCCCCACCTCATCCAGGCTGATGGACGCGGAACCCAGAGAGTTGGCTACGGTGCTGTCCTCGTATATGGCAGTCAGGAACCCGGCGGCCGTGGTGGGGTTGACCTGTGTGGCCTGCATGGCGAACTTCACCCAGCGGCCGTAGAAATCGGCATGCAGGTCCACCGACTGGTTGAACGTCTGGGAGCCGTCACCGTCCAATATGAGCATGCGCATCTGGGTGGAGCTGACGGTTGCCACCCACTCCGCGCCAGCGTTGGAAGTGGTGCGGATACGCAGCGCCGCACGGTGCGTGCCGGCCACCGCTGGAGCCTCCATGTAGAACATCCACTCGACCAACCATGGCCCGTTGGAGTTCATGACGTTGGGCACCTGGCCGAAGAACGTCATGCCGGGCCTGAGCACCGGCAACGGCTTCGACCCGCCGGGGCCTTCCTGCGCCGCCGGGGAGAAGTCACCCGTCGGTTGAATCGGCCGGACGCCGGGAATCGGGGACTCGAACCGGGTCGCACCCGACCCGTCTTCCATCGGCCAGTACGCCGCCACCGCCGGGTTCGACTGGGCCACACGCCGGGTCGCCGAGGCCAGCGGCTTGGCACCCTTCTGCACCCGGTACAGCGTCCCCTGCGCAGTGATCCGCACGAACGAGTCGGCTGTACCGGCCGGGTTCCAGTCCACCGGCCACTCCGGCACGAACCCCACGAACGCCGCCGTCGGGGCGTTGGACAGGTTGACGGTCACACCGTTGTGGTATCTGATGTCCTGGCTCGCGGTGAACTCATGCACGCCCGTGGGCGCAGACGACGTCAGGTCCCGCTCCGCTAAAGACCCGGCGATGTTGGCGTCCGAGTCCAGGTCGGCCAACTCGGTGAACCCGGCCGGTGGAGTGAACGTCGTCGCGACCTCGTCCACCGAGTTGGCGCCCACCCACCGCAGCTCCAACCGTGCCGTACCAGGATCCGTCGACGGCGTGGCCACCAGATCGGACACCTCCGCGGAGGTCAGCAGCTCGACCGTGGGCACCGCCTCGGAGGCGTCCTCCACCGCCACGATGGCCACCACCGCGTCCGCGTTGGCGTGCTGCGTGAACGCGTACTGGGCCGGTTCCGACGCTCCGGCCACCTTCCACCACACGCGGGTGTTGGCATGCTCAACGCCGATCATTGCCTGCCCCAGCGGCTGCCACGCCGCACCACCCGAGATGCCCATCTGCGCCGTCGAGCCGAAATCGTTGGTGTGGAACGCAACCAGCACGTCACCGGCGACCAGGCCAGCCGGTGCGTTCACGTTGAACGCGGCGGTCGTCCCCGACTCGGCGGTGGCCACCGACCGCACCGCCACCGCCGGCAGCGTGGCCTGGTCGCCGATGGTCACCTGCAGCGGCGTGTTCCTGGTCAGGCCGCCGTAGAACGGGCCGAGCCGGTTCCGGGAGGAGAACACGCCGTCGCGGTTGTCGATGGTGAGCGCGCAGGTGGACGGGTCGCAGTAGCCGCCCTCGTTGCGGACCCCGCAAGCCAGGTCGATGCCCGCCTCATGCCGGATGCGGGAAATGCTGTCGTACGTGGTGATGTCCACAAAGTCCCACGTGGTGGGGTCGGCCGGGTCGCTGAACGGGGCGATCTCGACCTTGATCTGGCCGTCGAGGAGGGCGGACATCAGGCCGCGACCAGGCCGGGCCGGCGGCGCATGATGCGCCGGAAGAACTCGGCGAACTCCTCATCCGCGCCGACGAACTCGAACCGCACCACCACCTCCGTGCCGCCGCCGTGGCGGTCCAGCAGCGCCTGGGACTGTCCGTGCGGGATGACCGTCGACCCGGTCACCAGCGAGATCAGGTCCCCGGTGGGCACCCTGGCCAGCTCTTCTCCCCGCTCGTTTACCTCCAGCGGAGACATGCCGTTGCCGGAGATACCGCCGTCCTGCATGCCACGCGCGCCCGCGATGCCGCCGTGCGCGTTGGGAGTGTTCAACGCCCCGGCAGGCGCAGCCCCGACCGTCCTAAAGGTATAGTTGATGAACCGGTCTATGTTCCTCAACCGGCTCCGCAAATTCTGCTGCCGCCGCAACGCCTGCGCGGCGTTGTCCCGCACCGTTATGGTGGCGTCGGTGCGGTCGACTTCCTTGATCGCACCCACGAGCGCGTCGAACTCTTCCTCGGTGATGATCCCAGCGTCCCGCGCCCGGCGCAGCGAAGGAATCAGCGTCCCGTCGATCTGCCCCGACGCGTCCGTGGTCGCCCCGAACAGGTCCAGGTTAGCCTTGGCCAGGTCCAGCAGCGCCCGCTCATACTCCGGGGATCCAGCCCCGAACTCCTCCTCAGCCTCCCGCAACGCGTCCTGCGCCGCCGTCGCCTTGTCGTTGGCGTCGATGAAGCCGAACAGCGGATCCGTCTGAGCCTTCAGCTTGCCGGCCAACTCGTCAAGCGCGCCGATCTGTTCCTCAACCGCCGCGGTGGCCTCATCGGTGGACTCCCCGGCCCGCTCCTGCGCCTTGGCGTACTCCGGCAGCACCGTCCGCAGCTTTTCGACCTGCTCCGCTGTCAGACCGTAGGTGTCGATCAGGCTCTGCAGGATGGCCTCGCCGTCGGCGCCGGACTCGACCGCCGCCGCGAGTGCGTCGTCGAGCTGCTCGAACCGCTCGGCGGCATCCTGCATGGCGTTGTCGCCATCCTGGAAGACGTCCCAGACCTCTTTCGCCTTGGCCCCGAAGGACGAGCTCTTCTCGGCGGCCAGGTCGAGCTTCTCGCCGAAGAACTCGGTGTTGTCGGCGGCACCCGAGAGGCCGTCGCCGAACAGCGCCCACAGTTCGGTGTTTACGCGGCCGGTGCGGGTGAGGTGGTCCAGGTCTTCGGCGAGCTTCCCGACCTCGGTCTGCGCCTTGATGGACTCGCCCTCGAACTGTTTTTGGGCGAAGATGAGGCCGGTGATGATGAGCGCAACCGGGCCGAGCGCAGCGGTGAGCCGGCCGGCCGCCGCGGTCATGGTATTCATGCTGACGCCGGCAGCCTGCATGGATATGATCATCGGCGCGATGCGGGACGACACCGCCAGGATCGCGGCGGCCAGGACGATCAACACGCTGATCACCGTCTGCACCGGACCGGGCAGCCCCTGGAACATGGTCAGGACCGGCAGCAGCACCTCGTTGAGCAGTTGGAAGGCGGGGATCAGCGCCTGCCCCATGACCGCCTGCGAGTTCTCCAACTCGGCGTTCAGGATCCGCTGCTGGTTGGCCAGGCTGTCGGACGTGTTGGAGAAGTCGCCGGCGACGTCGTTGGTCTGCTCCATGATGATGGCGATCCGCGCCAGCATCTTCTCCTGCGTGGTCAGCTCGGTCGACACGCTCTTGCCGGTGTCGGCCAGGGCGCGCGCCTCCACCGCGGCGGCGTTCAGCCCGACGCCGAACCGTTCCAGCGGGTCGGCCTCGCCGCGTAGGCCGGCCTGGATGGCCAGCAGCGCCTCGGACACGTCGGTGTTGAACACGGACGCCATGTCGGCGGCGCGGGTGGTCAGGTCGATGGTGCTGGACGACACTGTCTCCATATCCAAGCCGGTGTTCTTCAGCATCGCACCCATCGGGGTGATGGCCTCGTTGAAGGCGCGCTTGGACAGGCCGAAGCTGGAAGCGTTGTCCTGCCCCCACTTCAGGACGGTCTGGGACTGTTCCTTGAACACCACCGACACGGCGTTGGCGGACTCGCCCAGATTGGACGCGGCCGACTTTGCCTGACCGAGGAACCGGGTCGCGCTCTCGCCGATCTTCTGGAACATCTGCGCGACGATGATCCCCTGTGCGATCTCGCCGACCCGCTGTAGCGACCTGCCGGTTTCGGTGATGGTTTGCTTGCCGCCCTGGTCCCGACCCTTGACCGTGATGACTACGTCATTCGCCACTCCTACGCACCTCCCAACAAGGTCGTCACGGATCGGTCAGGACAGGGCTAGCGGTTATGCAGGTACGTCCATTGGGATACCAGCCTCAATCGCCGGGTCGGGTTGTGCCTGCGGGGCGAGCTGTTCCGCGCGGGCTGACAGAGCGTCCATCCAGCCGTAGACCAGCGCGAACACGAACGGGGTGTCCTCGGCGGCCAGCGCCTCGGCGGTCGCCGGGATCGGGTTGCCCTGCTCGTCTTCGTAGTTCCACCCGGTCAGCAGCTGCCCGAAGGCGGCGCAGAGGTCGAGGACGGCGTCGGCCTGGTCCTCGGTGGCCTGCCGGCCAGCCGCCCGGGCCATGTTCGTGATGGTCCGGTACGCCTGCGGCGACACCTGCTTGACGGTGACCTCCAGCCCGGACAGCTCACCCTCGAACTTGATGGTGAGGTGTTTGGCCTGCCTGCGGTAGCCCATCAGGCGTTTCCCTTCCTGTGCGGTGAGGTGCCGATCAGGCCCATGTGGGGACTTCGCCGTCCGCGAGCACCCCAGGTACGGTCCATGTCAGACTGCCGTCCTGGTTGCGGGTCAACGCGTAGTCGCTGAATAGGCAGTCGTTGTCGAGCGCGTCGGTGTCGATGGTCAGGTCGGTGTCCCGGATCAGGCTGCCACCGGGCACCGTCGAAAACACGGCGTGGGACAGGTCCGGATTGAACACCCCGTTCAGGGTGAGCGAGAAGTCGGCCAGCAGCAGCAGCCGCTCCATCGCGGACTTGTCCACACCGGTGACGTCCTGCACCCCGCGGGGGGTGGCGAACGAATGGTTGGTGACGTCGTTGGAGATGTCGGTGAGGGCATCCGCCTCCGTGTCCACCTGGATCTGGAACGGGAACCCGGAACGCTTGGCCATGGTCGATCATCCTCTCTTCATACGGTCGGCGAGCCGTGACTGGTGCTCGGCGAAGTCGTCTACGAACTGCCGCGGCGACCGGAACCGGACCGGGGCGGTGCCGCGGGGGTTGCCCCGCCAGTCGCCGCCGGTCACGGCGAACACTGGCTCCCGGCCCACCGGCACCTGGTGGGCGGTGAAACACTGCTGCCCCGGCGGGAATCGGAACGTCACCAGGGTTCCCGTCTGGGTGTGGGTGTAGTGGCGTCCGGAGTGGAGCCGAATGTAGTTGGCCTGGTCGCCACCGGACGGCAGCCCGGCGCGGGCGGCGCGGGCTACGTCAATCACGGTGGTCCACCCGTTGCGCCAGGCGGCGCATTCGACCTCGCGGCAGTCGGCCTTTCGGAAGTGGGTCGGCGCCGGCCGGGCGATGTGATAGGTCTTCATCGCCTGCGACGGCAGGCGCGGCGTCAACCGGTGCACGGGGCGCATCAGAACTCCACCAGTGCCGTGTTCTTGATCACGACCACGCTGTAGTCGAACACGGTGAACGTGCCCGTCACGTTCACCCGCAGATGCCGGCGCACCGTCTCGTCGCGGTCGGTCTGAATCCGCTGCGAACTCACCGCGGTAGCCGCGGCGAACACCCCATCCGTCACGTTCTGCCAGTCGGTGGACCCGTCGGCCGAGTCCTGCACCGCAGCGGTCGCGGAGGTGCCGGTGAACGCGAACACGTGCAAGTAGGCCTGCAGCCCGAACAGGGTCTGCCCCACGCCCACGCCGTAGTCGAGCCCCGCCAACGCACCGGCCGTAGTGGTTTCGGCCACACCGGCGGTGAGCATCCGTCCCCACTCCAGCCCGTAGCCGTTGGCCTGGGCTTGGATGGTGAACCCGAGCGACCCGTCGGTGTTGCGGGTGCCGTCGTAGTTGATCTGCTTGCCGACCATGCTGGCTGCTGGCTGGCCGATTGTGGGCCGGTGGACGTAGGTGACCGGCTGGTCGGTGGTGGGCAGCGCCGACAGCACGGGGTGGGACTGTGCCGCCGACGGGTTGAAGAAGGTGCTGTAGGCCATGGCCCCGTCGCGGGTCAGGTAGATGCGTTCCATGGCTGACTTGTTGATGCCGGTGACATCTTGGACGGCGCGGGGGGTGGAAATGTTCTGCAGCGAACCAACATCACCGGACAGGTCAAACCCGCCTACGTAACAGTTTGCGCCGAGGCCGCTCGACTTAGCCATGTCAGCTCCCTTGTGGCCAAACGTCGTTGACTATGATCGGAAGGGTGATGGTCATGACCCGGAACATGGTGCCGGACTGCTCCACATAGCCGGACCTTGCCGACAGCGGGGTTCCCATCTCACCCAGCAGATCGACGTTCCTGACCAGCGGATGCAGGCCGAAGTCGTAGTCGTCGTTCCATGTGCGCATCAGGCTCGAGATGGCCTTGGTCAAGTTCAGGTCGATCGCGTCCTGCGGCTCGACGATCATGTTGTGGTAGCCGCGAACGTTGAACGTGAGCAACGCGGTAGTGGCGGCCAGCCCGGAGGTTTGAGTGGCGCGGATGTCCTGCACCCACACCGCGCACGACAGGCCGTGGCCGGGGGCGTTCTTGGGTTCGTGCATGCCAACCCGATCAAACCAGCCGCCAGCTTTGATGTCGGACTCGACGGCGTTGAAAACGTCGTCCAGCCACGTCTCGGCTGCAGTTGTCGGGAGCGTCATCCGTTCATCCGATCGAGGTACTTGGGCAGCACTTCCTCAGCGAGCCGGCTAGCGTCACCCTGCAGATCCTGGGCGACAATCCGGAACGTGCGGTAGCCCTTGAACCGGCTGCTCTGATTCCTCGAACTCACACCTTCCAGCCAGGGCCCGTACACCACCTTGGAGTCGGTGACCTGGGCATCGTCGCGCTGCCGGTCCGAAACGATCCGGGACTCGTAGAAGCCGGTCGGGTTGCGCAGTTTCAGGCCAAGCCAGATCCCGACCAGGTTCACGCCCTCGTCGGCAACGTGGTCCTCGGCCTCGATGAAGAAGTCGTCCACCGCCTTGCCGGCGCGGCCGTCGAACACCGGCCCCGACACCTTCACCTCAACGTCGATCATCAGACGGCCGCCATCCGGAACTTGCGCGCATACGCCGTCCACGCCTCCGACCGGGCCGACCGCAGGCCACGACCAGCCGCCTCCCGCTCGTTTTCCGCCGACCCGACCGTCCGCGCGTAGCCGGCAGACTCCTGCAACACCTGGTTGATCGCCAACGCCAGACAGTAGGCGGTGATCGGCCCCGGTGGCACATGCCGGAACACGGCGGCCGCGTCGTCGTGGGTGGCGGCTGCCGTCCCCAACGCGCCCCGCACGACGGTCAGCCGGCGCGGGGCGTACACGTCGACGCCGGAACTGTGGGCGGCCAACACAGTGCCGTCCCACTGGCGGCGGACGATCAGGTTGTTCCCGGCGATGTCCACGACCAGCATCCGCTCGGCGTCGACCAGGATCACCTCGTCGACGGCAAACCCGGTGCCGTCGGCCACCGGCACGGTCGTGTTGGCCGCCGACGCGGTCAACACGCCGCCGGTGTTCTGCCCGGTATCGAGGAGGCTTCGCCGGGTGACGATCGTCCGCTCGGTGTCGACCCGCAGCAGCGTCCCTACGCCGACGGCCGACGAGTCGGTGACGTCGACTGTGGTGGTGCCCGCCGACGCCACCGCGGCCTCGAGCGCACCGGCGGCCGCTTCGTCGTTGCGGTACCCGAACAGGCCGGTGATGGCGATGGCCCGCTGATGCGAGTCGCCGGCGGCGAACGACGCGGATCCGGCCAGGTTGATCTCGACGTGGGTGTAGGGCGGTGTGTCTTTGCCGTCAGATCGGCGCAGCAGAAAGTCGGAGCCCTCGGTGAGGGCGGTGCCGCCTGCGGTCAGGGTGGTGACCGAGATGAGCTCGTTGTCGCCGAGCCACAGCCGCCAAGGGCGGGCGTGCTGCCGGTTTGGCCAGTCGAAGTAGCGGGTGTCGACCTCGGGGTAGAACCGGCGGTGGAACTCGCCTTCGATGGCACGGGACGCGGACTCGAGGGCACGGTCAAGCTGGGAGTTGTTCCGGGCCGTCTCCCGGTAGTCCAGGGCGGCCTTCAGCTGTTCCCTGCTCGCAGACCAGGGGTTGGTCATCGCGTCCCTCACGCTTTCTGGAGGTCCTGCCGGTCAGCGTACCCCTACGTTTGCCTGCGGTTGCGTTCGATAGCCTGCGGTCAGGTGTCGTAGGGGGTGCCGGTGTCTGGGCGCCATGCGTCGAACGGGCACTGCAGGATGCCGTCGGGGGCACGCTCGAGCGGGCTGCCGTCGTTGGGGCATGCCACGGGCCCGGCGGCCTGGTAGGCGCGGGCTTCCAGGTTCGACTCGTCGATCAGGTTGAGCAGCTGGTTCCACGACATGTCACCATCCCCGTTCCGGCTGGTAGCCGTCGAATGGGCAGTACCGTTGGCCTCGTGGGCCGGTGCGCAGCGGGGTTCCGTCGTTGGGGCACGCCCTGGGTGGCTGGTCGAGGTCGGCGTAGGCGGCGTACTCGCGGTGGGTGAGCAGCGTCCCCCAGCCGGATGCCCGGGCTACATCGGTCACCGTGGCTGTGCCGGCGGTGACGGACACGGCCGGGGCGGCGGCTGTAACAGCACTGGCGGTGCCGGTGATGGTGAGGGTGCCGGCGGTGGCGGTCACCCCGGGGTCTGCGGCGGCGACTTCCACGCCCATAGCGAGGGTGCCCGCTATGGCGGTGACCGTGGTCGCCCCGGGGGTGACGGCGGTGGTGGTGGTGATGGTGACCGCGCCGGGTGTTGCGGTGACCGTGGCGTCGGCGGCCACCACCGCCAGGCCTTGGACGACGGTCAGGGCGCCAGGTGTCGGGGTGACGGTCGGGCCGGTGCTGGGGATGTCGACGTTGAGCGTGGCGGCGCCTGGGCTCGTTGTGACGGTGACCGGGGCCGGGGTGACGTCGACCGTGAGGTTCAGCGTCCCGGCGTCGGCGGTGACCGTCACCGGGCCGGGGATGACGTGCTGGGAGACCTGCAACACGCCGGCCGCGGCGGTGACCGTGGCCGCGGCGGGGGTGATGTCGGTGGCGCCGCTGGTGACCGTGACCGTTCCCGGTGTGGCGGTGACGGCCGGGGCGGCCGGTGCGATGCCGAGGGCTACGCTGGCCGTCCCCGGAGCCGCGGTCACGGTGGTCGCCGCCGGGGTGAGGTCTACCGTGGAGGTGAGGGTGACCACGCCAGGTGCGGCGGTGACCGTAGCCGGGTCGGGGACGACGCCGACCGCGGTGGTGATGGTGATCGGGCCCGGAGTGGCGGCCACGGCAGCTGCCGCCGGTGCCATGTCGATGGACAGGGCAGCGGCGCCCGGCGTCGCGGTGACCGTGACCGCGGCGGGGGTGACGTCGATGGACATGCTGAGCGTGCCCGTGCCGGCGGTGATCGTGACCGGCGCGGGGGTGATGGCCGCGCCGCCGGCGGCCGCTGGTGCGATGCCGACGCTGACCGCGGTCCAGGTGCCGCCCGAGCCGGTGCCGGCGGTGGCCGTGCGGGTGCCGGTCGCCTCGTCGGCGGCGAGCGCCTCGTACGCGCTGCCGGCGATCGAGAAGCCGGAGTCGGACTCGCCGCCGGTCATGCCGCCGGGGAACGAGTACGTGTCCTGTGCGTCCTTCACCCAGCCGCAGACCAGCAGCCCGTCGTCCTCGCCGGTCACCGATGGCGCGGGCTGGCTGGATCCGGTGCCGGTCGCCGCAGCCGCCCCTGAGATCGGGTCGGTGGTGTCGGCGCCGGTGAGCACGAACAGGTGCGCGTGGTTGGACGGGTCCTGGTCGACGTTGGCCTCGACGGTGTTGGCGCCGCCGCTCGTGACCGGCCGCCACCACACCTTGGCGTGCGGGCTGTTGGTGCCGTCGTCGCGGCCGATCACCACCGGGCCGGTCCACGTCCCCGGCGACGGCGTCAGCATCTCGGACGCCGGGAAGAAGTCGGTCATGTGGACCAGCAGCAGCACATCGTCCACCGCCGTGCCGGCGCCGGTGACCAGTGTGATCTGCGGGACGTCGTCCGCGTCCCGGAGGACTTCCCGGACGGTGACCGCCATGGCGGTCAGCTCAGGGTGACGAGGATGTTCGATCCCCAGGTGGCGGTGATGTCGCCGCCGTTGGGTGTCACCGGCAGGCCGGTGCTGGCCGAGTCCCAGGTGATGATCAGCGGCGACGAGGCCGGGGTGCCCGAGTTCTTAAACACCGTCAGGTAGTCGGCGGCGTCGCCGGTGACCGCGGTGAACGTGACCGCACCGGACAGGGTGACCACCCCGCCGGAGATCGACGCCACGGACACGTCGCCGGTGGCGACCACGTCGGCCGCGTCCACCTCGTCGTAGTCGACGGTGGCCGCGGTGATGGTGCCGGAGTCGGTCTCGTCGAGGAGGCTGGCGTCGATGTTATCCCCGTCGAAGTCTGGCAGCGTCCCGGTCACCCCGGCGGCGCCGAGCATCAGCTGCAGCCAGTTCGTGTGTACCACGGTCGCCATGGGTATCCCCTTACATTGGTGTCGGTCTGATCTGCACCGCGGCCGCCGGGAACACCAGACCCTGTGCCGGCGGCGTGGCCACCACGTTCACCTGCTCGAACCCGCCACGGTCGTGCAGACGTTGCAGATTCGCCCAGATGGTCGTGGACACGATGACCGTCCCGTCGCCGTCGAGCTGCAGGTGGTACGTCTTGCACCCGTGCGCCACTCCGCAGGTGCCACACGCCGACCACGGCGGTGGCAGCGGCCGGGTAACATCCCGCACCACGAACAGCCGGTGAGCGGCAGAGCCGACGCCCTCAGCCCGCAGCCGGGCCGGCTGAGGCTGAATGCGCACCCCGTCCGCCATCGCCAGCGACCTGCCTACGTCAGGTGCGCTTCGTGGTAGGCGTCGACGATCTCCTGGGAGATCTTCCCCGAGCTGGCCACCTCGTAGCCTTGGTCGCGGGCCCACGCGCGGATGTCCGCCGTCGACGGCTCACCCGTGCCGGCGGCCGCGGCCTCCGCCACGAGCTCCGGGTCCACCGCCGCAACGTCGTCGTCGTCCTGGACGGTGGCGAAGGTTTCCACCTTCGCCTCACCGCCGTACGGGCCCAACTTCCCCCGCTGCTGCAGCACCTGCGCCGGGGTTTGGAACACCCGGATCGACGGCCCACCATGCTTGGAGATTTTGCCCATGTCAGGCCGCCGCAACCGCTGCGCCGTCGTCGAGCGGAATGTAGGTGACCGTCCACAGGCTGGCACCCACCCCCGGGTCGGCGGACAGGTTCAGCTCGATCGTGCCGTTGTCCAACGCCAACGGCTTGGTGAGCACCGCATTTGCCTGCCCCACCTCGCCGGCGACCAGCAGCGCACCCGGGGTTTCGACATCACCGGCCAAGGTGTACGTCTGCCCGATCGCGTCGGACGCGACGGCTACCGCGGTGCACAGGTCGAACGACGTGCCAGCCGCGGTCGGGTCGTACACGATCTTCGCGTTCGCGGGGGTTGCCCCGAACGCGGTAGTCACCTTCCCGAGCAGGCTGGTGATGACGACCCGGCCGCCGGTGATGGTGAACAGGTCGGTGGTGCCGTTGGCGGTGTCCACCGGACCCTTCGACACCCGCACGCCGAGCAGCAACGCCCGCAGCTGCGAGCCTTGAATCAGAACGGTCATGTCACGCTCCCAGCGCTGGTAGGTTCTGCGGGGTTCGCGCCACGGCCAGGTCGTGCACGATCGCGATGACCGTACCGGCGCCGGCGGCGCCGACATCGACGTGGGTGTAGCCGTCGGACAGCTGGTCGGCGCCGACGTAGATCGCCACCGCCAGCGCCCCGTCGGCGTCTACCACCGCATCGGCGGTCTGCGTCTCCCGGGTCCACGCCACCGACCCGTCAGCCGCCGACGCGGCGTAGTAGTGGTCGACGGTGTCGAGGTCCTGGCCGGCGCCGCCGAACCCGATGTGTTCCTGAACGGTGAAGTCGTCGTCGGTCAGGCAGATGAAGGTGACGCCGCTGGCGTTCTCCAGGCTGACTGGAATGTCTACGGCCGCACCGACCACGTTGAACAGTCGCCCAAGCGCTTCCATGTCGGTTCCTTCCTACTCTGGGGGCATCACTGCCCATTTTGGCCACCCGCCGGGGGTTGGAATGCCCAGCGGGTGGTGGAACGCCTTAGCGTGCCGCGATCTGCACGAACGGCGACAGGGTGTCGCTGTTGTTCTTGGGAGTGATCGCCGAGTTGAGCCACGGCCGGCCGTCCAGCCGCTCGATGATCCGATAGGCGGTTTCGTCGTTCTGGAACCGGAAATGCGGGCTGGACATGGCCGACATGACCTGCCGGTCGCCGATCAGGTAGTAGCCGAAGTCGACGAAGGAGATGTCGCCGGCGTCACCCAGCGGCGGCACCTTTTCGGAGAAGATCACCGGCCGGCCAAGGATCGTCATCGGCGGGCCCTCGGCGCCGTTGGACAGCCACACCGGCGCACCACCCGTCCCCACGCTGAGCGCCATCGTCGCGAGCTCGGGGAACGTGTTCGGCGATGCGATCCACACCGCCCGGTTCAGCGACCCCGGCAGCATGCGGGCGAACATTTTCACCAGGTTCTCCCACACGATCGTGTCCGCCGACTGCCCGCCTTCGGCAGTCACCGACACCACCGCGGTGCCGTTGCGGTACCCGAGGGGCTTGCCCACCCCGTCGCCGTTGATGAACCCGTCGTCCTCGTAGAAGCCGAGCGCCTCGGGGAACAGTTCGTCGATGAACGCCTGGAAGCTGGAGATCGAGTCGGAGATCAGCTCGTTGGGGACCTGGGTGTACGCGGTCAGCTTCTTGGCCTCGAGGATGATCCGGCCGAACGCTGCCGAGCTGTCGGTGAGTTGGCCACCTTCCTCGGTCCAGTAGCCGACGATGCCGCCGTGGACGGACGACACGTTGGAGGTGGAGTCGATCGCCGGGAACGGCACCCGCAGTGTCTCCATGGGGATCACCCGCGCCCGCGGCCGCACCACCGACGTTTCCAGCGACACCCGCAGCAACTCGCTGCGGAGCGTCTCCGGGATGAGGAATCCGCCCTCGGATGGCACCGTGCTCGAGAACGCGTTGCGGACCCGCGACAGCTGCGCCTGCGCCTGCGCGTCCCGGTTCCGGTTGTGCCAGATCAGGGAGAAGAACTCCGAGCTGTTCTTGAACTCCTTGTCCAGGACCGAGCCCATGGCCCGCGGGTTGTGCAACCCGCCGCGGGCGTTGGCGGTCTGCATCACGGTGGTCGGGTTGACGTTCAGGTTGACCGGCGCCACGCCGTCCTCGCGGTTGTCCTTCAGCCACTGCGTCAGGACCCGCTGGGTTTCGTCTCGCACCTGCGTGGCGATCGCCTGGTCCTTGTCCAGGACCGTCTTGGCATAGTTGCGGATGAAGTCGGAGAAGCCGTCCTTCTGCGCGAACAGGGCCTGCATCCGCTTCGGGTCGGCGAGCATCTCCTCGAGCCCGGCAGGGGTGTCGGGGATGGTGATCCGCTCCACGTCGTCCTTGTTCATCGTTGGTGCGGTCATCGCAGACCCTCCCTGAGCGCGTTCACTATGTCATTGACGTCTATCCGTGTTGCTGGTGCTGCTGGCGGCGTCGAAACGGTCGGCGCCGGTGCGTTTTCGGACCGGTCCCGGACCGCGGTGCGGAACACGTCCGGGTCCAGGTGGAACGGCTCCGCGGCGGCGTCGGCCACCGCCGCCTTGAACATGTCGCCCAGGTTCGCCGGCAGCTGCAGCGGCGGGTCACCGGCCGGCTCAGCGGCCACCGGAGCCGGGGCGGGCTGAGGCCTGCCGGCGACGTTCACCACCGCCGCCGGGTCGGGTGCGGCCCCGCGGCCGGCGTACCGGAACCGGTCGGCCACGTTGAACGTCCGCGACATCAGATCCTGGAGCTCCACATCCAGATCATCATCGTCGGGATCCGGCGCCGGGGTGTCGTCAACCCGGTCCGCCAACCCCAACTCGATCGCCTCACCGGCGAACAGCCACGTCTCGGCGAGCATCCGCTGCCGCCACTGGCCCGCATCGCCGCCGGCACGCCGCTGGTAGATCTCGGCGATGTTATCGGACTGCCGGTCGAGGAAGGTGGCCATACGGTTGTGGTCTTCGGCGTTGCCCAGCTCGATCCCAAGCGCGTCGTGGATCATCATCTGCGACCCCGGGCCCATGACCACCTCGTCGCCGGCCATGGCGATCACCGAGGCGATCGAGGCGGCGATGCCGTCGACGTGCACGGTCACCTTCGACGGATGCGCGAGCAGGCTGTTGTAGATGGCGATGCCGTCGAACAGGCCCCCGCCGGGTGAGTTGATCCGAACATGCACCATCGGGGCGGTGATTTCGGCCAGATCCTTGGCGAACTGTTCGGCGTCGACGCCGAACGTGCCTCCGACCTCGTCGTACACGTAGACGGTGGCCTGGTCGTCGTCGTCGGAGTTGACGATGGAGTACCAGGCCAGTTTCGTCTGGCGAAGGTCGGCGGGGGTGAGCCGGGCGGTGGCGGCACGGTCGACGATCCGGGCGGCGTAGTCGTCTAGGCGCCGCCGGTGGATGGACTTCGTGCTCACCCGCCTACCGCCGTTTTACCCACGTTTGCCTCCGGTTGCCTTCGGTAGCGTCCGTTGACGGTCAGAGTACACCCGTAGATCGGCACAACACGCAGGTAGGAACCGCCGCAGACGTGGTCAGGCGACAGGCGCCGGCTCCATGGCCGGTTCAGCGGGCGGCGGCGTCGGATTGTGCCGCATCCGCGGCAACCCCATCGCATCAGTGACATCGTCCGGGTCATAGCCGGCAGACACCAACGTGGCCGCCGCCGCCGCCTTCGAGTCCCGTTCCCGGTCAACATCCTCACGGGACTGCGGAACCGGGGTGACGTAGTCGAACTCGAGCCCCTGGGCGGTGGACCCGAACAGCGGCAGCAGCTGATAGTTCAACACGGTTTTCAGCCGCTCGCAGCGGGGCTGCACCAGCCACCTGGCGAACATGATCTCGCCGGCCTCGGCGTTGGCCCGGTTCACGTCATCAACAGAGCCGAGCATGCCCTTGGGGAATCCGAACGCCTCCCGGATCGTCTCCCGGCTGACCTCCCGCAACTGGGTGAACTGCATGTCCCGCATCGAAAACTTGCGCTCAACCCACTTCCCACGCTCCAGGATCGCCACCCGGTGCGCGTTTGCGACCCCTTGGTGCTGTTCACGCCACCGTTCGGCCATCTCATTGAACTCGTCGTCGGACAGCCGCTCATCAACTTCGACAATGCCACCCGGCTCCGCCCCGTTGAGGAAGAAGTTGCGGTTCCACTCCGAGCCGTAGCGGGCCGAATCCAGGTCGGTCATGATGGCCTGCACCGGCCCCAGACCCCGATACGGGTCCAACGGGTTCGGCATTTTGATCGAAATGACGTCATCGACAGCCAGCGGCACCTTTTCACCGTCCGGGCCGTGGTACACGTACCCGGAGATGAACCGGTCCCGATGCGGCACCGGTTCCATCCGGTCCGGCCGCACCGGCCACAACTCCAACGGCAGCGGCGACCGGGGGTCCCGCCAGATCACCCACCAGCCCTCACCGGTCAAATCGATGTGCTGCTGCGTCGCTTCCACGAATAGGCGGCGTTGGAAGAACGGGTTCGGGGTGGTGAGCAGATCCAGGGCGGCATGCCGCAACACCGGCTTGCGATCTTCGTCTTTGCCGGATGGGGCTTTGCGCCACAGCCGCCATTCCACCTCGGCAGTCGAATCCGCGAGCCGGGACACGATGGCGAACAGGGTCCCGACGGAGCCCATAGCCCGCATGTAGGACTCGTTGTCGTGGCGCATCATCGGCATCAGCCACGGGGACCCGGTGCGGGACACGTAGGGCACGGCGGCCCGGTTCCGGACGGAGCGGATTCCGTCGACCAGACCACCGATCAGCGACCTCACCGGCTGACCCGCCACTCCAGCACAAACGCCGACAGGCCCAGTACGACCAGCCCGGCCACCGTCCCGAACTGGAACGCCGCGCCCGTCAGCGACCCGAGCCCGAGCATCGACAGCGAAGCCGGCGCCAGGCGGGTCCACACCCTGCCGGCGGTGCGGCCCGCCGCCCGGCCGCCCCGGTAGGCCATCCGCCGGCCGGTGTACCGCCACCACTGCGCGCGTGCGGCCCACCGTTTCTGCCACGCCGACACCGGCCGGGCGGCGTGGACTGGCCGGCCGCGGGTGCTGGTGTAGGTCGTCGCCACCATGGTCACAGCGTACGCGCCGGCCCATGCACGTAGTCGTAGCAGAACTCGCACACCATCCGCACGATCCGGCGCACCTTCACCGCAGGCTGCCCCACCGACCCCGACAACTGGATCTGGTGCTCATCCAGCTCACGCACGTTGCCATCCGTAAGAGTCTTCTCACAGTCCCAGCACAACACCGGGAACCGCATGCTCATCGTCGTTGGCTCGTCACTCATGAAAGCCACCTCATCCTCGGCCGCCCAGCCGGCACCGGCCGCTCAACATGCACCCGCGGCGTCGACAACCCCCACAACGCCAACGAAAACGCACCCACCGGGCTCACATCCACCTCCTCATGGTCCGAATCCCACACCCACGCCTGCCCCTGCGTACGCTTCACCGCCGCCCGCACCGCGACACCAGCCTCCCGCTGGTCGAGGTGGAACACGTCCCGGCCGGCCTCATCCGCCCCGGACACCCCGTCAAACAACATCGCCGCCCCGGAGGCGATATCGCCGGCCTGCGCCCGGTGCACCTTCAACCCCTCACGTTCGGCCTGGTCCCACAACGCCCGGTCATTGGTGACGATCACCACCGGCTGCTGCCGGGCGTCCAAGTCCTTCAACCGCGGCAACACCCAGCCAGTGCCCCGCCGGTAATCCCACTCATTCCGGGACGCCGAACCGGTGATCTCCACCAGCTTCCCCCGCCACCGCCGCATCCCCGCCGCCGCCACACACGCCCAACCCCGATCCGGTGGCACCCACACACCCAAAGCCACCTGACCGGCCATCTCCTCACCCGGCCGGGCATGATCCGTCCACTCCTGCTCCGAAATCACCCGCCAACCACCACCCACCTCATCATCCGGCCACCCCAGATACTCCGCGCAAAAATCGGCCAACGGAAACCCCGGATTCTCCAAGTCCGCCCGAACCACCCGCTCCGACACCGTCCGACCCAGGCCCGGCAACGCCGTATACCAGGTCGCCGGATCAGACGGATCCAGACCCGAAGGCGCGCAAAAGTCGAAGATCGCCGTACCCGACCGCTGCCCCGACTCCACCAACAGCCGACCCAACTCCCGCTTCTTCCGCAGAAACGGCCACTCGTCCGGTTTCACCCGCGACGGGCCCGGAATCATCGACACAATCCACAGCTGCCGCCACGGCCGAGTCATCATCGCCGGCCGCATCCCCAACTCGGTACGGAAGTCCTCCCGCGACCACGCCTCATCGATCACACCCAGGTCAAGCGAGTCACCGGTACCGCCGGTCTTTCCAGTGGTCGAACCAGGCAACCACATCGACCTGGTCCGGTTCCAGGCCATCGCCTCCGCATTCAACCGCAGACGGGCCGAAAACTGCGGCCGCGGCTTGAAAAACGGGGAATCCTTCAGCCTGGCGACGTGAACGTCACGCCACTTCTCCCGCGCGTTGTCGGCGGTCTGCGCGGTATACAACACCCGCTGCGGCCCCGGATATGGCACATCCACGCCGAGCTCCGAACGCACCCACTGCGCCAACGCACGGTCGAACCCGACACACCGGTGGGTCATCACCGGCAACATCAGCTCCGTCTTACCGGTCGCCTGCCGCGGCCCGATCACGATCACCTGGTCATACGCCGGCAGCCCCGTCGCCGGATCCAGCTCAAACGCCACATCCACGATGTGCCGTTGGTGCGGCATCAACGGCTTACCCAGCCGCCTCGCCACCTCCGCCACCTTCGGCCCCAACGTCGGCCGCTCCGGCGACCTCGGGGTGCCGTACAGCGGCAGGCTGGTCCCATACCGGGGTACCGAGGTCCCCATCGTCGTCGCCGCCGCCACGCTCACGAGCATCCTCCCGCAACTTGTCCAACGTCATCCGCAACTCGCGAGCCCAGTTCACCGCCGCCGCCGGACCGTCGGCCCCGGAGTCGTCCACCGCCCGCGCCAACACCAACGCCACCTCGGTCATCGACCGGTGAAACTCCCCATCAAGATCCCCCAGGGCGGCTATGTCGTCCGTGACGGCCCGCTCCACCCGCCCCGGCAGCCTATCAGCGGCCATCTATGCCTCCTGGTGGAATCGACAACCATGCGTGTCCGGTTTGCCCCAGAGACAGGAACCGCCACCGTCCCATTCCAACACCCGGAACAAAACGGACATCCAAGAAATTCGGCCAGAGAGGAAAAAGAGCCAGCCG